GGTTTAGGCAGATGCCCTCCTCGAACATGCTAATTGCGTAACTCACTGGCTTACTCATCCTCGTCCTCCAAGGGGGCCAATCCGCCCCCTTCATGTAGACACTCGTTGTGTCCGTTGTTTCAAAGGCATCCGGTGTGGTCGTTAATGCACCACCACCCGTCTACGTCCCAAGTGCGCTCGCAAGGCTTCTCTACTCCCGTTGGCTTGCTCATAGATTCCTCCGTAAATCTGTAATCATCTCGGAAGCGGTGTTGACACGTTCGAGGACATCACCCAAGTTGTCTCTCATGTTCTCGTCTTTCTGACGAAGTTCTTGCAACTCCTCCCAAGACTCCTCAAGGCCACCGTCGAACGCTTCGATGTCACGCAACAACGAGTTAAGGCCGTCGTCATTGTCGATTCCGAAAGCATCGCAGAAATACACGACCGCCTCACGAGACACATGATCGACAACCATGTGTGCCGAGTCAGGCTCATCCGTTGCCTCAATCTTGCGAATTCTCTCGTCGATTGCGTTGAACTTTCGATCAAGCCAAACCTGCAAATCAGCCATGTCCTCACTCATCGGTACTTCCTCCCGGCTTCGCGCCAAATGTGTTTCGCCACGTACTCAGCCTTCTTCTGGCTTACCAATACATGGGCCGCGTTGTCGTTCATGCGAACAACCTTCCCTGTTTTCAAATTACGAATACATTTCATAAATCAAACTCCGGTTGGGCCGAACAGTCCAGAATTCCCCTGTCCGGCATTGGCTAAGGGAGAACAACTAATCCCCTCTCTAAAGAGAGGGGATTAGTGTTCCCCTAAGAGTTTTTCTACGAGAACAGCGCCTTGCGATTTATCGCGTCAAATTTGCGTTGCAATCGTGTCTTGGGTTTGGGGATCAGCGCTTCGTATGCGCCTTTGGTCATCCCGTAATTGCGACCGAGGCCGAGGTACTTCCCGACAGCCTCGCCAAGCGGGTACTCAGAACCGTCTGGCTTCGTGACCGGCCTCATGTACCGCTTCTGGTCGCGCTTTACACGCTTCAAGCGGACGCCTTTGCCACCGTCGAACACGACGATGTACATCCACTTGCGCCCTTCCTTCGTGACAAACGCGGTGCGGTTGCCAGTCTTGGAGTCGTGCCAGTTGACGAACATCATGACAACACCTCCAAGCCAAGACGCGCCAACACAGCGTCAGCGGCTACGTCGATGTCCCAAGGCCCAAGGATGTCGTCCGGCGGTTCACGCCGAAGTTCATCCCATCCCATGAGGAACTGGATCGACAGGTCATCCGCGAAGTCCATGCACCGAATAACGTGCTTGTACTTCTCGATCTTGAGAGTGAACTCATCGAGTTCTGCACACATCTCCATGAGATGCGTGTGATCCCGATCCGATGCGTCTTGGATCGAGTCGTTCACCCAATCGGTGTTTACCTCACTCATAAAAACCCCCTTGCGCCCCGTAGGGCGCGCTTGTTGGCTTGCGTTTATCAGTGCTCGCCAAGGTTGATTGCGTCTTCGATTGGCTCGTCCTCATCGTCGTCCTCTCGTGCGTCTAGGCCGAGGATTTCCCGATAAAAACGAACCTGCTCAGGTGTTGGACTCAAGCCATGCTCCCAATCCTCAGCGTTATGCGAAATCACCTTGATGTGCTTATTCGCGAAGATGAGGTCAATGGCTTCGTCGTCTACATCTGGCATTAACTTGCGCAGTTCATGGACTTTGCTCATGTCAGTTACTCCGGTTGAATGTTGTTTGATCCGGTTGGATCGCTCCCCAATAGAAATTTCTCTTTCAGAGAAATAGGCGCGTACATGAGGGCTTTGTGAAGGACGACAGGCTGTATCACGGAAGGGAAAATCTTCGATCATGAAAAAACGTAAGGACGTTGAAATGATTGAAGACGCCACTCGTGAACCAATCGTTCGAGAGCACAGGATCGTTCCGCAAGAAATTGACCCTAATCGCAAGAAAGTTAAGCAAGTCACGGTCTCATCCCTCGCGAAAATGTATGAACGCGCGCCTCTCACGATGCGAGATGTCGCTAAATTGCGTGGATACATTCGCGATGAAGTGCAAACCATCCTTCCGCTTGCCGTTCGTGCTGTCGAAGGCGACATCAAGTGGACGCCACAGCAGGTCGCGTTGTTCAGGACGCTCATGGCAAAGGTCGTTCCCGACTTGTCGCAATCGCATACGACGGTTGAACACCGTCACGTTGACGTGAATAAACTCTCACGCGAAGAACTCGAAGCGATTGCGTCGGGAATTCACGAAGGTGAGGTCGTAGAATCCCCTGACAAGGGAGTTTTGGACGACGAAAAATCAACGACTTAGCCTTCGCTGTCGTTAGAACCATGCCAAAACCGTGCCAAACCCGAGTGGCAAGCCACCAAGCCACGCACGCACCACGAAAAAAAGGCGACCCCCGAAGGGGTCGCCCTAATCGCTTGCGCTTACGACTCAGCACCCATCGCGTCGATCAGGCTCTTGAGCAAGCCCTCGACTTTGTCGAGACGCTTCGCGAGGTCAGCGTCGGCCTTGGAAGGCTTCGCCTTCTTCGCGGGCTTGGCCGTGAACGTGACAGCCGGTTCCGGCTCCGCGTCCGCCTTGAGCACGCCCTTCGCGAGATCGGCCTTGGTGCACGCCTTGGACGCTTCGCGGTACTCCTTGCGCCCACTCACGAGCGGCTTCGCGGTCAGGTCGACCGTGACGATCATCGGGCCAACGGCCCGGATTTCGTGCAGGTTGCCCTTGACGGCTACGCCGTACTTCGTGGCCTTGCCCACCTTGAGCGAGCGCACGGGGTGGTCGTTGAGTTCGACAGTGCCCTTCGCGCCACCGACCGCGATGATCTTCGGCTTCGTCGTGAGCAGGGGAATGGTTTTTGCAGTCATGAAATGACTCCTTGCGCCTATGCGCTTGTACCCGGTGCGTCCTGACCGAGTGGCAGGGAACCGACAAACTGCCGGTTCGCCGCCCAATAGATATTTCCACTTCGTGGAAATCCGCGCGCACGCTCGTGACGCGTCGTACGCGAATCACGCGCGTCGCGGGGCGGGGGGGGGTATACCCGCCATCCCGGTTTCACGATGGCCTCCGTCACCGTACCCCTCTGCGCGAGCAGTAGCGGCATTTTTCAAAACGTGTATTAGGAATCAGACATGACAATCATCAAATCAGAGAACTTCTCCAGCACCATGACACTCAAAGACTTGGCCGAATCCATGAAACAGAAGCGATTCGACGAGATTGAAGACCCCATCAAGCGCAAGAAGGCCATCTACGAGCACTTAATGAACACCATGATCGACACGATCCATGACCGCGAAAAGGCCGCTGACCTAGCCGCAACCCGCTTACAAACCCTGCGCGACTACGAAGGCCCATCCCCCAAGATCGACTCCGTTCCCGTCAAGGACGTTTCATGAACCTAAGCCAGAAAGACGCGGCCAAGTACCTGCTCCAGATACGCAAGGCCGAAGACTCCTTCGTTGGCTTCGTCGAAGCCCTGCACCCGGAATGGGACATTCCCGAATTCCAGTACACCCTGATGCACGCTCTCGACCTGCTCGAAAAGCGAAAACTCACCTCTGGCTTCACAGGCGAGAAAACCAAAGACGGGAAACTCATCCAAAGCAACTTCAAAGGCGACCCGGTCTACAACCTACTCATCAACATGCCGCCTCGCCACGCCAAGTCCACGTACGCCACCCAGTTCTTCCCGGCCTACTACATGGGCCGCAACCCGTCGCGCTACACCATGTCCGCGTCCTACAACTCCTCACTGGCCACTGACTTTGGACGTGCCGTACGCGGCGTAGTCAACGAACCCCTGTTCACCCAAGTTTTCCCCTCCTTCACCTTTGACGAGACATCCCGCGCCGCAGACGTATGGCGCACCACGAACGGCGGCGCTTACTTCGGCATCGGCATGGGCGGCACAACTTCTGGCCGACCCGCCAACCTCCTGATCATCGACGACCCGATCAAGAACCGCCAAGAAGCGGAATCCATGACCACCCGCAACAACGCATGGAACTACTACATCTCCGCGCTCATCACCCGTCTCCAGCCCGAAGCCAACGGCGACCACCCCATCCAGATCATGATCCTCACCCGCTGGCACCCTGACGACCCCGGCGGACGCATCCAACTCACTGAGGACTGGCAGGAAAACCGCTGGCTTCACATCAACTTCCCAGCCAAGCAAGAGATCGCCAACGGCACCAAGAAATCTGTCGCTGGCCTACCGCCCAACGACCCGCGCTACATCCCCAAGGGCCAACTCAGCAAAGTAGCCCCCTCCAAGCGCCACTACACCGAAACCGAAACCAGAGCGCTTTGGCCAGAGCGCTTCCCTTTAGACGCTCTAAACCGTATCGAACGCCTCAACCCGCGCGAGTTCGCCGCCCTATATCAGCAATCCCCCTATATCGAGGGCGGCAACATATTCAAAGCGGACTGGTGGAGGTTCTACGACACCGAACTCATCAACCCCACCAACTTCCAAGCCCTGATCATCTCCGCCGATACCGCCTTCAAGAAGACCGAGACCGCAGACTACTCCGTCTTTCTCGTCGGCGGCCTAGCCACAGACGGCGACATCTACATCATTGACCGGGTCAAGGGCCGGTACGACTTCCCCGAACTCAAACAGAAAGCCATCCTCCTCAACACCAAATACCGGGGCAAAGGACTGCGCGGCTTCTACATCGAGGACAAAGCCTCTGGCCAATCCCTGATCCAAGAACTCAAAAACGAGTCCGGCATCTCCGTCATCCCCTACAAAGTCAACACTGACAAAGTCGCGCGCGCCCACACTGTCACACCCATTATCGAAGGCGGTCGAGTCTGGCTTCCAGAAGGCGCACACTGGGTAGACGATTTCATCGACGCCACGGTCTCGTTCCCCTCCTCCGCGCACGATGACGATGTGGACTCCCTCTCCATACTCCTAGACGCCATCTCCAAGATGCACGTCGGCTCCTCATTTGACGTAGCAGTCAACGTAAACGACTCCCTAAACAACCACTACGCCAAATACAAGAACTCATTTAACACCCTCGCAAACCTAGCCAGTTGGCGTGGCTGGGGCTTGTAACGGGACGACAAGAACCCCCTGACCAAAGAGAATCCTTTTTATGTCTGACTACCGTGATTTACGCGGGACAGAAGATCACACCATAGTCGATCTGTCCTCCCACGCGCGCGCCCTCGAAGAACTGCAAGATATTGCTCCCCTCCTCTCTGACGACGAGGAAAACAAACTTGTATCCTTCGCGCGCGCCTGCCTTGATATGTCGCACTCGCGCATATCCAAACGCTATCCTCACTGGAAAGAAGCCGACCGCGCGCACGACGTTTACGTCCCCGAGTCCGCCACCCAGTTCCGCGAAAAGGCCGTCATCACCGATACCCGCGCTATCGCGGACACAGTCCAGACCTACCTGATGGCCGCACTCGCTGGCCGGAACCCCATGTTCCAACTCGAAGGACTCAACCGCGAATCCCGCAAAGTCTCCATGATTCTCGAACGCGTCCTCCACCAGCACATGCGACGCACCGCAGGAGAAGCCCGCATCGCCCAAATGATGTCTGACGCCATCCGTTACGGCTTCGCCCCAACCAAAATCGTATGGGACGCTAAATCAAACCACAACAACATCATCAACTTCGATCCGCGCCGCACCTTCCCCGATCCCCGCGTCTCGTGGGGCGACTGGGAATCAATGGGCTTCATTGGCTTCACCGACTTCGTCACCTACAACAACCTTCTGCGCTCCGGCCTCTACCCCAAACTCAAACGCTTCCCGGCCATGCGCAACCGCCTCGATGTAACCCGTCTTGGCTGGCTCTGCCACCAGTACAACACGGAAGAAGGCCGTGGCTGGAACATTGACCCAAGCCTAGCCAACGAGAGACACAACTCCGTCAAACTCTCCAACGCCAACGTAGTAGACGAACTGTGGGTCAACCTCGCGGGCTACGAAGTCGGTATGCCGAACGTCGAAAACATTTGGCTTCTCTTAACCGTCCTCGATGAGCAGTACGTCATCCGATGCCAACTCAACCCTTACGGCCAACAGTTCCCCGTAGTCATGGGCGGCATCTACCACGACAGCCACAAGACCTACGGCCAATCCCTGTACGACCTGCTACTCCCGCTCCACGACGTAGCCACTTGGCTTCTCCGCTCCCGCATCGATAACGTCCAAGCCGCACTCAACAATCTTATCTTTGCTGACCCGACCCAAGTATCGATCCCCGACCTCATCGACCGTAATCCGTGGGGCATCGTCCGAACCATGCCCGGAACCAACCCCGGAGACGGCGTCTTCATCGCCCAAGTACCGGACGTAACCTCCGGCCACTGGAATGATATCGGCGCAATGTCCGAACTCAAGAACCGTACTGCCGCCGCATCAGACGCCCAGCAAGGCGTACCCACGCCAGACGTACGCACCGCAACAGAAATCCAGCGCCTCACCCAACTTGGCTCTCAGCGCCTCGGCGTTATGTCCCGCATCATGTCCGCAACCACAATGCGCCCAATGGTGCGCATGATGGTCGCCAACATCCAAGACGCCCTGCCCTTCCAAGGCTCGATCAAGGTCGACCCCTTCGACATGCCGAACCAACTCTCGAACATGGTCGAAGACGACTACATCGATTTCCAATCTAACGCCGACCTACAGGGCGACGTGGACTACCTCGTTGTAGACGGCACCCTGCCTCTTGAACCCACCCGCAACGCCGAGACATGGATGTCCATGCTCCAAATAATGCACCAGACCGGACTCAACATGGAATACAACGCGGGCAAGATCGCTGAAGAAGCCATCCGCGCAATGGGCATCTCCGACCTAGACCAGTTCCGCATCTCCGCAGAACAGCGCGAACAGGGCATGTCGCCAAGCCAAGAACTCGCGATCATGGAAAAGATGCGCGGCGCTTCCGTCCAACCTAATGAACAAGTCCAACAGCAAGTGGACTCAGGAAACCTTCGACCCATGAGGGCCGCCTAATGTTAGACCCAATTATCACCCAATTAACTTCGCGACTAGACGACCTCGAAAACTTCCTCGCCCAAATCCGCCAGTCCATCGCGAGGGAAGTCCAAATCCATCTGGCTGAGGCCATAAAAACCACGGCCCCGCCGGAAGGTCTTACCGACACTGTAACCGACCTTAACGTACGCCTCGGCAATCTCTCCGCCGAAGTCAAAACCCTATCACGCGCTGTCGAAGCCATTTCCCAAGCCAACCCCACCGATGACGAACTCGTTCTCACCAAAAAGCACGTCATCAAATTCATGAAATCGAAAGGCTGGTACGACAACAAAGGAGCCGTTGAATAATGGCAATCACACGCCCAATCAGTGAACAAATCTCGTTCACCTCATCCAAGACTGGAACACACGTTCTCGACACCTATCTCGAAGCCTGTGAATTCAACAACCGCAATCTCTACGACATGCTCGGAGACCTGTGGAACACCTCCACTGGCTTGGTCGACTCAGACTCATTCCAACTCAGGGTCAACTCCACAACGCGCCAACTCCAGAACCGGATGGGAACCTTCTCCGATCCGGCGGCTTCTTGGACTGGCGTAGACGACGGCTACATCTTCCGCCAACGCGGCGCGCACGCCAACTCCACCGCGTACGAACAACTGGACGTTGTCACCTACAACAACGGCACCTACATCTGCGACACGGCCCATACCTCCTCAACTGCCGCGCCAGACACAACCAAGTTCACCACGATTCTCGATGGCACCGCCCTGTCCACCGCAGAATCCAACGCCTCAACCTCCGCAACCAACGCCGCCACATCAGCCACCGACGCGGCCACATCAGAAACCAATGCCGCGTCCAGCGCCTCCACCGCGCAAGACTGGGCCGAAAAAACATCTGGCCCCGTAACCGGCACATCCT